CAGCAGGAATACTTTAAAGAAATGACGGATCAGGATATCCGTAAGAGAATATATGAAGAACAAAAGAACCAGATAGAACAAGACATGGCTCCATTTGGTTTCATCATGGATGGACTTGAGGAAGAACAGGTAATTGATGATGAAGGAAATGTATGGACTGCTGATCTGAATGAGGAGATGCCAGATAATTGGAAGTTAGATGAGTATGGTGATAGAAATTTTATGTGGGAGTATCGCTGAAGAAGCTCCAATTTCTAAATAACTATAGACAAAAATTGATTTATCTACAGGAGTAATCGCATGGCTAGCACGCTTCTATCACCAGGAGTTGAGGTTCAAGAAAGAGACCTGACACTTGGTTCGATTGAGACGGTTGAAGTTAACGTTGGTGCTATTGCTGGTCCATTTACAAAAGGTCCAGTATTAATCCCCACACGTATAACAACAGAGTCCCAATTAATTGAAACATTCGGTGAACCCACTGAGGCAAACGCAGAAACTTGGTGGACAGCTGCCAGCTTCTTATCCTACGGTGGTGTACTTGATGTAGTAAGAGCATCAACATCTGGACAACTAACAGCATCTGATGACGCAGTAACTTCACCATACACTCTTTCAATTCCAACAAAGGATGTATACGAAGCAACATATTTCGGATCAGGTACTAACGCATTTAAGTGGGCAGCACGTAACGTAGGTGTAGAAGCTAATTGCATTAGGGTATCAGTCATCGATAAAGGTGCTGATGTAACTCTATCTCTTGACGGTTCATTATCCGTAACAACTGTAGGTACTCAAGTTCAAACCGCTGCTGCTAGCCCCAATGGTGCTAAGTCTGGGTACATCTACGATTGGGATGGAACTGGTAACAAAGTTTCACTGATTACTTCTGACGATTGGATTGCAACTGATATCATCGAGAATGGTGTTACTGACCTTAACGTCGGTACTGTAGTTGAATGGTATGATGAGCAGACAGTTTATGCTGGATTAAGTTGGAGTTCAATTGCTCCTCGCCCAGGTACTTCACCATATGTTTCACAACGTGGTGGTGCAAACGACGAAGTTCATATCGCCGTTTGGGATGCTACTGGTGCAATCGCTGGTCAACCAAATACTCTTCTTGAGAAATTTAGTTATGTTTCTAAGGCAAACAACGCTAAGACTTCACAAGGTGCAGTTAACTATTACCCACAGGTAGTTCTTGAGAAATCAAACTACGTATACTGGGGTTCTCACGAGACTGGAGTATATGATATAAGTGCTAACCAGACTGCTACTGGTGGTAACATCGCTGGTACAGCTAATGCTGGTTCAGATAGCACAACAACATTTGACTTATTCAGTGCTCCTACTTCCTACACCTTCCAGAAAGGTGCTGAGACAGGTAGTGCAACATCTGGAGAAATCATTTCAGCAATGCAAGAGTTCGCTGATACTGAAACAATTTTAGTTGATTATCTTATCGCAGGTCCAGGAGATCCAGGCAATAAGACTAACTCAAAAGCTATTGCAGCTGCTGCATTAACAATTGCATCCTCACGTAAGGATTGCATTGCTTTCATCTCACCATATAGAGGTGACGTTGTTGGAGTAACAAACTCTGCAACACAAACAACAAACGTAGTTAGCTTCTTCAATACACTTCAAGCAACATCATACGGTGTGTTTGATAACACTTGGAAGTATGTCTACGACAGATTTGCTGATAAGTATCGCTACATCCCAGTCTGCGGAGACGTTGCTGGATTGTGCGCTTCTACAACCGCAAACGGATTACCTTGGTTCTCACCTGCTGGTTTGAACCGTGGTGCAATTAGGAATGCTGTTAAACTAGCATACTCTCCTACAAAATCCGAAAGAGATACATTATACCAGAAGAGAATCAATCCAGTAACCAGTCTTCCTGGTCAGGGTATTGTACTCTTCGGAGATAAAACTGCTCTCGCTTCACCATCTGCTTTTGATCGCATAAACGTTCGCCGTCTCTTCTTAGTTCTTGAGAAGACTATTGCTAACGCAGCGAAGGGGGTTCTCTTTGAACTTAATGACGAATTCACTCGTAACAACTTCAAGAATGTTGTCGAACCATATCTTAGAGGCGTTCAAGCCGAAAGAGGTATCACTGACTTCTTAGTTGTTTGTGATGACACCAATAATACTGGTGCAGTCATTGACGCAAACGAGTTTAAGGCTGATTTCTATATCAAGCCAGCACGCTCGATTAACTTCATCACACTAACCTTCGTGGCTACACGTACTGGTGTTAGCTTTGAAGAAGTAGTCCCTCGCAGATAATTAAAGGAGCACTTTAAATGAAAACCCCATTAGGACTATTAGAATTCCAGAATAAAATTAGAGGCGCAGTACGCCCTAATATATTTACGGTCACTCACAACTGGCCAGCAGGAATTCCCTCAAAACCAAATAAAGATTTTGTTGCCTACATGTGTAAGTCTGCTGCATTGCCAGCAACTAATGTAGGAACAGTCGAACTTCCTTTCCGTGGACGTGTTGTAAAGGTACCTGGAGACAGAACTTACGAAACATGGACAGCAACATTTTATAACGATGATGGCTGGTCATTGCGTTCTGCATATGAGAAGTGGATTCAACTAACAAACGGAGTTGATACCAATACTGCAACAGCAGATATCTCACAAACTTTTGAGAATATTACTATTGCTCAATTAGATAAGTTTGGTGGATCTGGTGCTGCAACTGGAACAAAAGATTACAAAACTCTACGTGAGTATGTTCTTGTATCGGCATGGCCAGTTTCAGTTTCTCAAATATCGGTTGCTTACGATAACAATGACTCTTATGAAGAGTTTGATGTTGAGTTTGCTTATCAATACCACGAGAGTACTGACGGAGCTAGTAACAACATCGTTTCCAAGGATACAGACGGATAAAAATCCGTCCCTGGGAACCAACTAAATAGTAGGTAATAAGAAACCACAAATATTATGGCAGAGTTATTCGGTTTCTCGTTTAGAAAAAAGGTTTTAGAGAAGGATCGAGCTCCGTCTCCTATCCAACCTTCGAGCGAGGACGGCGCAACTAGTTATATCGCTGGAGGTTACTATGGTCAGTATCTTGACCTAGACGGTAACTTCAAGACCGAATTCGATATGGTGAAAAAGTATCGTGAGATGGCTATGCATCCAGAAGTGGATAGTGCTATCGAAGATATTTTACATGAAGCAATAGTCGCTGATCAAAACGACAGTCCTATAGAAGTTAACCTTGATAACCTTGAGGTTAGTGAAAGTGTTAAAGGAATGATCCGTGATGAATTTGAGTATATAAAAAACTTATTTGGATTTGATTCTAAAGCCCATGAGATGTTCCGTAGATGGTATATCGATGGGCGTTTATATTATCATAAGGTAATTGATCTTGACAAACCTCAAGACGGAATCAAGGAAGTTAGATATATTGATCCATCAAAGATTAAGAAAGTCAGGCAGATAACAAAACCAAAAACTGCAGATGAATTTATGAAGTATGACTTCGGTACTTCCGAAGAGTATTTCGTATACAATCCTAAGGGGTTGAATAATACATCAGCTAATAGTGGTATTAAGATTGCAAAGGATGCAATCACTTATGTCACCTCAGGTATCATGGATACTAATAGGAACATAGTGTTATCCTATTTGCATAAAGGTATCAAAGTACTCAATCAGCTCAGAATGATTGAAGATAGTTTGGTAATCTATCGTATATCTCGTGCACCAGAACGTAGAATATTCTACATTGACGTAGGTAATCTTCCGAAAGTTAAAGCGGAACAGTATCTTCGTGAAGTTATGGGAAGGTATCGTAACAAATTAGTATACGATGCTGCCACTGGTGAGATAAGAGACGACAGAAAATACATGTCTATGATGGAAGACTTCTGGCTTCCACGTAGAGAAGGGGGTAGAGGTACCGAAATAACTACTCTTCCAGGTGGTCAGAACCTTGGAGAGCTTACAGACGTGCAATATTTCCAAACAAAACTTTACAAAGCGTTAAATGTTCCTGCTGGTAGATTAGATTCTGCTACTTCATTTAACCTTGGAAGGTCATCTGAAATCACCAGAGATGAACTGAAGTTTACTAAGTTTGTTGGTAAGCTCCGCAAAAAGTTCAGTGATATCTTTAATGATGTACTTAAAACTCAACTAATCCTTAAGAGTGTAATCACTCCTGAAGATTGGGAAGACATGAAGGAGCACATCCAGTATGACTATCTCTATGATAATCATTTCACGGAACTTAAGAACCTTGAGATGATGACGGAGAAATTAAATGTCATTGGATTGATGGATCCTTATGTTGGTAGGTACTTCTCTATTGATTACATCCGTCAGGAAATTCTTGGTCAGACTGAGAAGATGATTGAGGAAATGGATGTTGCTATGGCAGGTGATATAGATGCTGGCAGAGCAATGGATCCAAATGATCTAGTCGCTGCTGATCAAGCACAACTAGATGCAGAGACTGATAACATAGAGTTAGATCAAGAAGTTAAGAAAGCTCAAATCGCTAGTCAGAAATCAAAAGCCGCGTCTGATCAACAGAAGGCGATGCAACAACCCGCGTCTGCAAAACCTAAAGCAGCTAAATAAATTACAGACAACGTTACATTATGGCAACACAAGAACGAGAAATCGTTGATTTACTTTGGGATAATGATAGAGCTGATGCTCTAGATAAACTCAAAGACATGCTACAAGTTAAAGCTGCAGCTGCAGTGGACGCTAGTAAACTGGACGTTGCTAATCGCATGTTTCCGCACGTTCCCGATGAGGGCAATGTGAATTCTAGAGAAACAGGTCTACCACCAGAAGGTGAAGCTTCACCCGATGAAACGGCAGATGTGATTAACCGCAATCCAGATGAGAAAGAAGCAACAACTGATTCTAAGGAAGATGAAGATGAAACTGATAACGGAACAGATTGAACCCGTAGAGATGCTCGTCGAAGAAACCGACGGGAAAAAAGATACCTACATTAAGGGCATATTTCTCCAAACCGAAATCACTAACCGCAATGGTCGTATGTATAGATACGAGACCATGGCACGTGAGGTTAACAAGTACAACGAAGAGTTCATCCGACGCGGAAGAGCACTTGGTGAACTTGGTCATCCAGAAGGTCCAACTATAAACTTGGATCGTGTTTCCCATAAAATTGTCGAGCTTACCCCTGAAGGTAAAAACTTCATTGGTAAAGCGAAGCTTCTCGAAACCCCTATGGGTAAGATCGCAAAGAACTTACTTGAGGAAGGGGTGCAACTCGGTGTGTCTTCTAGAGGTTTAGGCTCTCTTAAAAAAGAGGGTACTATGCAAGTAGTCGCCGATGACTTTATCCTATCCACTGCTGCAGATATTGTGGCAGATCCATCCGCACCTGATGCTTTTGTTGAAGGTATCTACGAAGGAAAGGAATGGACTTTAGTTGATGGCAAAATCAAAGAAGCACAAATAGAGGCTGTCAAGGAAGCCCTTGACAACGCTCCCTCATATGAAGAACTAGCAGAAAGAAAGATCCGCGCATTCGAGTCTTTCCTCAGAAGCTTGTGATTTATAAATAAATATGTAAATTAAATGCAGTCTAATTACCCGTTTAGGAGTTACTTAAATGTCTAGTATTGATGAAAAATTCAAAAAGGTGATCGCAGAAACGGCGGCTCCTGAGAAAACAATCGAGGAAGATGCCGCAGTCGGCGATGCAGCCATCAAGAAAGGCGCAGTTCCTCCACAAAAATCCGACCTTAAAAACGATGCTATCGAAGTCGGTGGAAGCACAAAGGAAAAACCCGAAGGACCAGACAATGTTGGTGCTAAAGCGGCTGCCCCTGTAGGTGCTACAAAAGATTCTACACTTCAAACAAAGCCAAGTGGTGCTTCACCTAGTCTTCCAGGTGGACTTTCTGCTAAGATCTTTGATGATGTAGAAAAA